GACGTGGCGCTGCTCGAGGCGCACCTGCCGAACGGCTCGCGCGTGGTGGGGCTGCCGGCGAACCCAGATACGGCCCGCGGCTTCAGCGGCAACGTGGTGCTGGACGAGATGGCCTTCCACCACGACAGCCGGGCCATCTGGACGGCGCTGTTCCCGACCATTACGCGCGGCTACGCCATCCGGGTCATCAGCACGCCGAACGGCAAGCTGAACAAGTTCTATGACCTGTGGGCGCACGGCGGGGCGCAGTGGTCGCGGCACAAGGTCGACATCCACACGGCGGTGGCCGACGGCCTGCCGGTCGACGTCGAGCAGCTGCGCGCGGGCATCTCGGACCCGATCGCCTGGCAGCAGGAGTACGAGTGCGACTTCGTCGACGCGGCCACGGCGCTGCTGACGTACGAGCTGATCGACGGCTGCGAGGATCCGCTGGCGTCGCTGGATGGGGCCGGCATCGGCCAGGGCGACCTGGTGCTGGGCGTCGACATCGGCCGCAAGCGTGACCTGACGGTGCTGTGGACGCTGGAGCGCGTGGGCGACGTGCTGTGGACGCGCGAGGTGCTGGCCATGGAGCGTGCGCCGTTCCGAGCGCAGCAGGAGGCCATGTGGGCGCGCCTGGCGCAGCCGAAGCTGCGGCGCTGCTGCATCGACGCCACGGGCATGGGCATGCCGCTGGCCGAGGAGGCCGTGCGGCTGTACGGCAGCAAGGTCGAGGCGGTGACGTTCTCGGCCGCCGCGAAGGAAGACTTGGCCATCCGGCTGCTCAGGCAGTTCCAGGACAAGCGCGTGCGCATCCCCGTCGACCGCCTGGTGCGCGAGGACCTGCACAGCGTGCAGCGCTTGACCACCGCGGCCGGCAACGTGCGCTACGACGCCAGCCGCGAGGAGACCGGTACGCACGCCGACCACTTCTGGGCACTGGCCCTGGCGGTGCACGCGACCGAAGCGGCAGTGGGCCCTGTCGAGTACACGACCGTACAGCGCCGACGCTTCAGCCAGGCGGGGGCGTACTGATGGCAGCGCAGCTCTTCGACCAGTGGGGCCGCCCCATCGACACGCCGCGGAAGCCCGACGCGGGCCGCGTGGCCGTGGCGCGCCTGGTCGACCGGTACTCGACGTACCCGTCGCGTGGGCTGACCCCGGAGCGGCTGGGGGCCATCTTTCGCGAGGCCGACGAGGGCGACCTGGGCCGCCAGGCCGAGCTGTTCGCCGAGTTCGAGGAGAAGGACGGGCACCTGGCCAGCGTGCTCCAGACCCGCAAGCTGGCGGTCATCGGCCTGCCGCGCAAGATGCTGCCGTACGGTGACGATCCCGCCGACCTCGAGGCCGCCGAGCTGGTCGACGAGCTGCTCGAGGGCCTGGACCTGGATGACGTGCTGCTGGACCTTCTGGACGCCGTGGCCCAGGGCTACAGCATTGCCGAGATCGTGTGGGAGCTGGGCGCGCGCTGGCGGCCCGTCGCCGTTGAGCACGTGGCGCCCGGGCGCTTCGCGTGGGACCTGGGGCTCCCGCGCCTCTTGACCGACGCCGAGCCTTCGAAGGGCCAGCAGCTCGCCGGCAACAAGTTCGTGGTGCACGTGCACAAGGCGCGGTCGGGCGTGCCGTACCGCGGCGGCTGCATGCGGCCCGCGGCTTGGCTGTACCTGTTCAAGAACTACGCCCTGAAGGACTGGGTGCAGTTCGTCGAGATTTTCGGGCACCCGCTGCGCCTGGGGAAGTACGACCCGGCCGCCTCGAAGGAAGACCGCGACGCGCTGCTGGCCGCCGTGCAGTCCATCGGGACGGACGCGGCCGGCGTCATCGCCAACACGACCAGCATCGACTTCCCCTCGGGCACCGGCTCGGGCACCGGCTCGGTCGACCTGTACGACAAGCTGCTCGACTACCTGGACCGCGGCCTGTCGAAGATCGTGCTGGGTCAGACCCTCACGACCGACACCAGCGGCTCGACGGGCACCTACGCGGCCGGCAGCGTGCACAACCAGGTGCGCCGCGACCTGCTCGAAGCCGACGCCCGGGCCCTGGCCCGCACCGTGCAGCGCGACCTGATCCGGCCGTTGGTCGGATTCAACCTGGGCTGGGAGCGCACCGACCGCCTGCCGCGCCTCGAGTTCGACGTCTCGGAGCCCGAGGATCTGAAGGCCCTGGCCGACACCTACGCGGTGCTGGTCAAGGACGTGGGCCTGCCCATCGCGGCCGGCCACGTGCGCGACCGCTTCGGGGTGCCGGCGCCGGCGGCGGGCGACGAGCTGGTGACGGGCCCGAAGAGTGGTGCGCCGGCCTCGGCCGGCGATACCGGGGGAGGCACGGCGCCCGACCAGGCGGCGACCGAGCTCGCGACGCGCAAGGGGCGAACCCCGACAGGGGCGCTCGTGCTCTCCTCCGATTCGGGCCCGACCATCGATGCGGACAAGCTCGAGGCCATCATCGCGGCCTCGGCGCCCGAGGGGGCCACGGCGGTCGATGCTTGGGTGGCCGAGGTCAAGGCCGCAGCCGACCAGGCCCGCGACCTGGCCGAGCTGGAGCGCACGCTGCTCGAGCGCTACCCGGCCATGAAGCTCGACGCGTTCCGGGCGGCCATGGACAAGGCGCTGGTGGCCTCGATGGGCCACGGGGCCGTGCTCGACGTGAACAAGGATCTTGCGCCCTGGGCGCCCGTGCCGTTCGACGCCGCCGATGAGTTTTTCGCGACCAAGGTGGCCGTCAGCCCGGGCGTGTTCGCCAAGCTGCGCGACGACATGAAGATGCGCGCGTTCGCGGTCTCGGGGCTCGCGAAGGAAGCCCTGCTGGCCGACGTGTACCGGGCCACGCGCAAGGCCATCTCTGAAGGAACGACGCTGGCCGAGTTCCGCGCGGACATCAAGAAGGTCCTCGATGCCCGCGGCTGGCAGGGGAAAGAGCACCGCTGGAAGATCGAGACCATCTTCCGTACCAACGTGCTCTCGGCCTACTCGGCCGGCCACTACAAGGCCATGAAAGAGGGCGTCGGCGCCTTGCCCTATTGGCAGTACGACGCGGTGGGGGACAGCAACACGCGGCCCGAGCACGCCGCCATGGACGGCAAGGTGTTCGCGGCCAACGACCCCATCTGGGACACGTGGTATCCGCCGAACGGCTTCAACTGTCGCTGCACCGTGCGGGCCATGAGCCAGGCCGAGGTCGAAGCCCGCGGCCTCGAGGTCGACGCGGGGACTGCCTACGAGATGCTCGCGCCCGACCCCGGCTTTGGTCACAACCCCGGGCGCCTGGCGTTTGGCGGCCTCGACGAGCGGCGAGGAGCCCCCAAAGAGGCGGCCGACGCGAGGGGCTATGCCGACTACCGTCGCCGCGCTGCCGCCAACATTCGCCCGGACGACGTGTCCGACTTCCCCGCTGGCGAGTTGCTGCCGCCTGGGCTGCCGGATGACGTCGTTCGCCGTGAGTTCCTGCACGCGTTCCGCCTGTCCGAACAGGAACCCGAAGGGATCGACAAGGACTTCCTCGGCTCGCCCGTGTTCGTGTCGGACGAGTTCCTGCGGCGCAAGAGCGGGTCGCAGAAGTCGGACAAGGAAGACCATGGGGAGTACGTGCGGCTGTTCCCGAGCGCGCTCCACTGGCCGGACGAGATCTGGCTGACCCCGATGGAGTACCCGGACGGACGCGTGGAGCTGCGACGGCGCTACGTCAAGCTCTGGAAGACGCCCGAGAAGGACCGGGTGGCGCTCGGCCTGGTGATGGAGGTCGAGAACGGGCGGTGGGTCGGGACGACTGGCTTCAAGCCCAAGAACCTCGACTACGTGGATGCTCGGTTGCGAAGGGGGGTGCTGCTCTATGGGAGGTGAGAGCCAAGGCCGCCGGAGGGCACCCGGTCGGCGATCTCGCAGCGTTGTGATGGGGTGGCTCCGCGCCTGCGAGACGCTCTCACGAAAGGAAGGATAGTCCGATGCCCAGCGCGATGCAACTGGATCGAACCTGCGACCTGGTGGAGCTGGCGCTGGCCGACGGGCCGACGGCGCCCGAGTGGGTGCGCCTGTTCCCGCTGGGCGTGGTGCGCACCTCGAAGGGCCCGTTCACGGCCGACCGCGCCGACGCTGAGCGCTGCATCGAGGCGTTCAAGAGGCTGGGCCGTGACCTGGTCATCGACTACGAGCACCAGACCCTGGCCGACGTCGAGGCGCCGGCGTCGGGCTGGGTCACGGAGCTGGCCCTTCGCGACGACGGCCTGTGGGCGCACGTGAACTGGACCCGCCGCGCGAAGGGCATGATCGAGGCCCGCGAGTACCGCTACCTGAGCCCGGTCCTCCTGCACCGGACGGCGGGCGGCGGTCGGCGGCCGTACGAGCTGGGCCCCGTGGCGCTGACGAACCACCCGGCGATCGAGGGGCAGCCGCCCCTGGTGAACAAGGACCAACCCGGCCGCGGGCCGGATGAGGAGGTGTCGATGGACTGGCTGAAGAAGCTGCTCGGCCTGGGGGCCGAGGCGAAGGACGACGACGTCAAGGCCGGCGTCGAGGGGCTGGTGGCCCTGAAGAACCGCGCGACCGAGCTGGGCAAGAAGCTGGGCGTGCAGTCGCTCGACCAGGTCGAGGCGCTGTTCGGCGAGCTGGGCGCCCTGCGGGCCTACAAGACCGAGACCCTCGAAGCGCTGGGCCTGGCGGCCACGGCCGACGCCAGCGCGGCCAAGGGCACGCTGCTGGCGCTGAAGAACGGCGCGGGTACGCAGGCCACGCTGGCCGGCGAGCTGGCCGCCCTGAAGGCCAACCTGGCCGAGCGCGACGCGGTCGCGGCGGTCGACGCGGCGCTGGCCGAGGGCAAGCTGACGCCGGCGCAGAAGGAATGGGCGCTGGGGCTCGCGAAGAAGGATCCGGCGGCGTTCGCGGCCTACAAGGCGGCGGCGCCCGTGGTGGTGCCGCCCGGTCGTGCCGCGGGGCAGCCCCCGGCGGCGACCGGCGAGCACGGGCTGACCGACACCGAGCTGCAGTGCTGCAAGAGCCTGGGGCTGACCCCCGAGGCCTACCGCAAGCACAACCCGGTCGAGGCCTGAGATGGCCGAGCGCGACACGCCGACGCTGCCCGGCACGCTGATCGGGCTGAAGATGGCCGCGGGCGCCGTGATCCACCGCGGCCACCTCGTGCAGATCAACGAGTTCGGCTACGCGCGCAACGCGAACGGCGCGGGGCCCGTGGTCGGCGTGGCGTGCGCGACGGTCGACGACGACGGCGGCCAGGTGAACGGCGCGAAGTCCGTCGTGGTGCGCCCCGGCATCTACCGCCTGGACAACGACAGCCAGGCGCCGGTGACGCAGCTGCACGTCGGCCAGCCGTGCTACGTGGTCTCGAGCGACACCGTGAGCTCGTCGAGCGACGGCGAATCGCGCGGGGTCGCGGGCACGGTCCTCGGTGTCGACATCGGCGTTGGCGTCTGGGTGAAGACGGGACTGTAGGCCGCGCGGCGGCCTGAAAGGAAGGAGAGCATGGCGCTCAGTTCGGATCGCAACACGCCGCGCAGGGACGGCGTGCAGTTCGAGTTTCCCGTGGCGGCCGGCGTCAAGATCTACGCCGGCGCCGTCGTGGTGGTCGACGCGGGCTACGCGAAGCCCGGCGCCACCGGCACCGGCCTGGTGGTCCTCGGCATCGCCGAGGCCCCGGTCGACAACACCGTCGGCGACGCCGGCGACGTGACCGTCGCGGTGCGCCGCGGCGTGTTCCGCCTGGAGAACAGCGCCGCCGGCGACGCCATCACGCGCGCCGACATCGGCAAGGCCTGCTACCTGGTCGACGACCAGACCGTGGCCAAGACCAGCGACGAGGGCGCGCGCTCGGTCGCCGGCGTGATCGCCGACGTCGACGCCGACGGCGTCTGGGTCGACCTGACCTGCGAGACCGCCGCGGTGGCGGCCCTGCAGCTGGCCATCGACGAGGCCGTGGCGAACACCACCGACGGCCTGGCCGCGCTGAACACCGCCGTCGGTGTGCCGTACACCGACCCGGACAGCCTCTCGACGCGCGTCACCGCGCTCGAGAACGCGTGAGCGAAGGGAGGACATGATGATCGTCAACGCCGAGTCCCTGCGCGCGGCCTCGAAGAGCTTCCGCGCGCTGTTCGCCGAGTCCCTCTCGAGCATGGCCAAGACGGCCATGCTCTACTCCCTGCTCGCCATGGTGGTGCCCTCGAACGCCCCGTCCGAGGACTACTCGTGGCTGGGCGAGCTGCCCCAGATGCGCGAGTGGCTGGGCGACCGCGTCGTCCACGGCCTGAAGGCCCACGGCTACAGCATCCAGAAGAAGGACTGGGAGCTCACCATCGGCGTCAGCCGCGACGAGGTCCAGTTCGACCGCCTGGGCCTGGTCAAGCCGCGCATCACCGAGATGGCGCGGCAGGGCGGCGTGCACTACGACAAGATGGTGTGCGAGCTGCTGCCGGCGGGCTTCACGACGGCCTGCTACGACCGCCAGTACTTCTTCGACGACGACCACCCGGTCGAGACGCGACCCGGCGTCGTGGTGTCGCAGTCGAACAAGAGCGTGCTGGCCCTGAACGCGACCAACTACGAGACCCTCTACAACGCGATGATGGCCCGCACCGGCGAGCACGGTCGGCCGCTCGGCATCACGCCGACGCACCTGGTGGTGCCCCCGCAGCTGCGAAGCGCGGGCAAGCTGATCGTCGAGGCCGACACCATCGGCGGTAATACCAACATCAACAAGGGCAGCGCGCAGCTCGTCATCGCGTCGTGGCTGGCCGGCCACCCGACGAAGTGGTTCCTGCTGGACCTCAGCCGCGAGGTCAAGCCGCTGGTGCTGCAGGTGGTCAAGGCGCCGGACAAGCTGGTGGCCATGGATGGGACGACCGACGAGAGCGCCTTCACGCGCAAGGAGTTCCGCTACGGCGTCGACGGCCAGGACAACGCCGGCTACGGCCTGTGGCAGCTGGCCTACGGGTCGACGGGCGCGGGCAGCTAGGCCGATCGGGTCGATTTGGGGGCGGGAAGGCCTAAAACAGCCTTTCCGCCCCCTCCGACCCGGGCGCGGACCGTCGTCGACGCGTTAAACGGTGTTTGAAGAGATTTGAACGGGGTTCGACAGGAGGCTTCCGATGGCGATCGAGATCACCTGCAGGCGACCCGGGTTTCGTCGGGCCGGCATCGCCCACCCGGCGATCGCGACGTACCCCGCCGAGCTCTTCAGCGACGAGCAGTTGCTGGCACTGATGTCCGAGCCGCTGCTGGCGCTTCGTCGGGTGCCCGACGAGAACGAGCAGGGCGTGGGCCAGGCCGACGTGCCCGGGCCCGATGCGCCGCACAACGTCGAGCTGCCCGTCGAGTTCGCCGTCGTCTCGCGGGTGGTGCCGGCGCCCACCCCGGCCCCCGAGCCGTCGGCGCCCGCCCCGGCCCCCGAGCCTCCGACGCCCGCCCCGGCCCCCGAGCCGTCGGCGCCCGCCCCGGCCCCCGAGCCGAAGGTCGAGCCCGCGCCCGCGAAGCCCCGCAAGGGCAAGAAGGCGTAGCCGTGGCCTACTGCACCCGCCAGGATCTGGTTGCGCGCATCGGCGAGCCGCTGCTCGTCGAGCTCAGCGACCTCGAGCGCGAGGGCGTGTCCAACGAAGCGCGCATCGCGGCGGCCATCGCCGACGCCACCGCCGAGATCGACAGCTACGCCCGGGCCCGCTACGACGTGCCGCTGTCGCCCGTGCCCGAGGTGGTGCGGGCGCTGGCCGTCGACCTCGTGGTCTACCGCCTGCTGGCCGCGAGGGGCTTCGACAAGGCCTCGGCCGACGAGGCCGTGGTCGACAAGCACAAGGCGGCGGTGGCCTGGCTGCAGCGCCTGGCGTCCGGCCAGGTGACCCTGGGCGTCGAGCGCCCGGCCAAGGACCAGGGCGCGACGGTGGTCGCGCCGGGGCGCGTCTTCAGTCGCCGCACGCTGGAGGACCTGTGATGGC